CTCAGGACTATACCAAAATGACAGAAGGTTTCGGGCTTGCGGTTCTCGAGATTGAAAAATCGGGCGGCAAGATTCCAAAGTCCCTTCAAAAATCGTTAAGGGGTGCGGTGGAAGAATTTAATCAGCTGTCTCCGGATGCCCAGGCAGCAGCTATCAGTCTGATGCAGGATATGATGGACGGGATGTCAGATAAGATTCCCGAATTTGGAAATGTTTCCCGCATGTCGTCTGAAGAAATAGTGCAAACATTTAGGAATTATTTGATAGATAGTGGAGCGTTGAAAGGCATAGGGATTGATTCTACGAATGATCTTGCTATGTCGATCAATGATGGACTGGATATTGTTCAGCAGCAGTCTTCTGACGGAACGCAGGCAGTTATCAAGGGTATGTCAGCACAGTTACAGAATGGAGCTCCATATCTGAGGACAACGGCAAAGAATACGGCAGGACAGATCTCCGGAGGATTTACGGAAAGTGATTTTGTCCATGCAATGGTAACGGCGGCAGCGGATGCTTGCGGTATGACACAGGCGGAATTCATTTCTCATTATCCAGAGATGAACAGTGTGGCAAGACAACTGGCAACCTCTGGAGCGACAGGTTTTACAGCTGCGGATCTGAAAGCTATCTTTGGTTCTGATACGGAACAGGCAGTTATGGCTGCTAATCGGGTTTTGTGGGGCGGAGCCGGACAGATGCAGGAGAGTAGTTATCAGATGGCCGCCAATGCCGGCTCTTCTTTTGCTTCCGCAGATCTGGCAGGAAGTTTTTCGGAAGAGACTTCAAAGGCTGCATCAGGCGCCGCTGATGAGCTCGGTAAGGGTTCTGCTGTTATTGCAGGGGCAGCGGCAGGATTGGGCGTGGCAGCAACGGCATCTTTAAAAAATGCAAATCTGAAAAATACTGGTGTTTCAGAAGGAAAAAATCTTGGCGCCGGAGTTAAGCAGGGTGTTAATTCTCAAAACGGTTCTGTAAAGAGTACGGTAGTCAATCTTGGAAAACAGGCGATTACAGCATTAAAAGGTGTCAAATTACAGACGGCAGCAAATACGGAAGGAAAGAATCTTGGCAAGGGCTTAAAGGATGGCATAGCTTCCATGGACAGCACTGTAAGGTCGGCGGCGATCCGGATTGCGAAAAGGGCAGAAGAAGGGATAAAAAATGCCAATTTACAGTCCGCAGGGGAAACAGAAGGAAAGAAACTGGGAAATGGTCTGGTGAGTAGCATCGGCGGAAAATCTTCTTCCGTATATTCTGAAGGTTCTTCCCTGGGACGGTCAGCCAGAAGAGGATTGGAGTCGGTTGATCTTTATGGAGCAGGTTATGGTCAGGGAGTAAATTTCTCATCCGGATTAGCTTCTGGCATTCGGGCAGGACAATCCGGTGCGATTTCAGCGGCGTCTGCAGTGGCATCAGCCGCATTGGAAGCATCAAAAAGACGATTGGATATCAATTCTCCTTCCGGTGAAACAGAAGAACAGGGAAGGTTTTTCGATGAAGGGTATGGAGTAGGCATCGAAAAGAATACGGGGAAAGTTGTTAAGAGCGTAGAAAACCTTAATAAGTCTATGCTAAATGCTATGGATTTAAAAGGGATATCCGATAGAATGAGGGAAGTTATGAGCTTAAATATGAACCGAGTTATGATGTCTCATTTTGAAAATAGACCGCATTACCAGCAGCAAAGTGCAAGAGAATCTGGAGAATTTAAGCAGATAGTGAACTTTTATCAAAAAGCAGAGAATCCCGTAGAAACATCAAGAGTACTGCGTAAAGAAGCAAGGAGGTTGGCATTTGCACGATGAATAAGATAGTGTTTTCATTCGACTGTAATGGCGAACGTATCGTCTTGCAAGAACCGTTATTTGGCATTGTGGACTATGAAGGTTTAGAATCAACAGATTATGAACTGGAAGTGTTGAAAAACATCAACCATATAGGCGGAAAAATGAAGAAAAAGAAAATTCTTCCTCGTCCGATTACTATTGAGTTTGATTATTTGGAAAATGATGAGAAAAAATCTCAAATGAGACAAACATTAATTCGATTTTTTTCACCATTTCGCTCTGGAAATTTAACCATTGACTACATGGGAATAGTAAGAACTATTCAATACGAAGTATCAGGATTTAAAATAAGCAGTAAAAACATTTATGAAGGCTTATCTTGTTTACTGGAACTGAGCTGCATGGATCCCCTGTTTCAGGATGTTATCGAAAACGGTGAACAGATCTCCACCTGGGTAGGTGGCTGGAAATGGAAATTTAAACTTCCGTTCCGGATGAAACAACGGGGAGAGCCGCAAAAGAATATCATAAATGAAGGAGATGTGGAGACTCCTGTAGAAATAGAATTTCATGGATCGGCTGTGAATCCAAAGATTATAAATCATAGCACTGGTGAATTTATCCGGATAAAAAAAGAAATCACGAGCGATGAAGTCTTATATATCAATACGGCGTTTGGAAAGAAGAGAGTAGAGATTATCCGGAATGGAACCAGGGAAGATGCATTTGATTATATCGATCTGGATTCACGCTTCTTTTCACTTCGTCCTGGGGACAATGTGATTGAATACCAGAGCGAAAACGGATTAGCTCCACAGTCCGTTCAGATATATTACTATAATCGATATTTAGGAGTGTGAGAAAATGGAATACAGCGGATTTTTTAATGGAGATGAGGAATATGGCCAGGACGAATTTAACAGATATTTTGACAACCTGTATGAAAGTGGAATTGCTGTAAATAAAGATGAATCTTTACAGTATGCGATCACACCAGGAAACAAGCAGGTATCTGTTGGGACAGGGTTCGCAATCCTCAGGGGGTTTTATCATTATAATGATTCCCAAAAAGTCTTGACTTTAGCTCCGGACAGTGTATTGCCGAAAATCTATCGGGTAATTATCCAGTTAAATATTGCCTTGGGAAAATCCAGTCTGGCAGTACGGTCAGGTGTAGCAGCCAGTACACCGAAGCCTCCGGAATTAACCAGGAATAATGCTGTTTACGAGGTTTCTTTGGGGCAGTATCGGATAGAAACTAATGGAGCCGTGAGCCTGGTAAGGGATGAACGAACAGATCCCGATTATTGCGGGATTATAAGACCTAAAAATCTGAGTGAATATACTGCAGCAATGAAAGAATATCAAAGACGCTTTGAAGCGTGGTTTGCGTCTTTGCAGGGTAAGGGATGGAGAAATATTTATATCCAATCCAATAATCCGGAAGGGGCGGTGGATGGAAGCATATGGATAGAACAGACAGATGCATTAACATAAGATTTTTTGATGGCAACATAAATTTTCTGGGAGAACTGGATAATTATGTCGGTCTTGAATTTATCAGCCGATGGACAAAATATGGGACATTTAAGCTATTTGTGCATAATATTACTCCGATGATGCAAAAAGGGAATTATATTATGCTGGATAATGATCATCGGAAAGTTGGGATTATAAAAAGAATCCAGTGTTCGGATGATGCGGATGCAGAAGTGGATGGCTTTACATTGGCACATATCTTGACACAGCGATTGACATTTCCACCAGCCGGAAGAGCATATCATGCTTTTAATGCTCCGGCAGAGGATATCATATGTGCCATTGTGACCGCAAATATGACAGATGCCACTGATCCTAAAAGAAATATCCAGTGTCTGGAGGTAGTGCCGTCCAAAGGAAGAGGGGATACATTACAGTGGCAGACAAGATACAATGATCTGGCAGATGAGGTGGAAACTCTTTGCAATGCTTCCGGGCTTGGAATCACAGTGGAATTGGAACCGGAACGTAAGAAACTGGTGTTCCGGGTGTTGAATGGTATTGATAGGTCAACTTCCAATGGGGTGCGTCCTCCTATGGTTTTTAATGTGGCTTACGATAATGTAGAGAGTAGAGAATACATATCTGATATTTCTGATTATAAGAACACTGCAGTAACTGCGGGACAAGGGGAAGGCGCAGACAGAAGAATCCATATTGAAGGAGCTGCTAATACAGGCATTGACCGGTATGAATTATTTGTAGACGCAAGAGACATTGAAAATGATGCACAGCTTCCAGACAGGGGGAAAGCGAAACTGGCAGAGTGTACAGCAGCAGACAGCTATTCCAGTATAGTAGATGATTCCCAGTATGAAGTTAAGTGGAATTTGGGCGATATTGTAGTAACAAAAGATGATGAGTATGGCGTCTTTATGAATGAGCGCATTGTAGTGATCACAGAAACATTTGATGAAACAGGGTATACCGTATCTCCTACCTTTGGCAGTGTGGCCAAGACGATTCTGGACAAGGTACAAGATATCGGAAAGAATGAGCCTGTACAGGAGAGTGTTAAGGGCGATCCGGGTGAACCCGGGGAAAGAGGACCGCAGGGGTACAGTATCCAGTACAATTGGAAAGGCACGCAGCTTGGAATCAAGCGAGAAGATCAGACGTCCTATCAATATACGGATTTGCGGGGACAGACCGGAAATACAGGCCCACCGGGAGCTGATGGAAAGACACCGCAGATGATGATTAACAGTGATGGGCATTTGATTGCAATTTATGATGATTAAGGAGCTATAAGTTATGAGTGTTGTTGACTTAGGAAAAGTTATAGGACCACAGGGACCTGCCGGTCCACAAGGGCCACAGGGTATTCCTGGGGAGAAAGGTGAGAAAGGTGATGCCGGAGAGCCTTTTAGAATCAAGAAAATCTACAAAAGCATAAGCGATATGAACTCCGGATATGCAACAGATGGTTTGAGCATTGGAAGCTTTGTTATGATTGATACAGGAAATGTTGAAGATGCCGACACAGGAAAACTATACTGCAAGAGTTCATCTGCGTATACCTTCATCGTGGATCTCTCCGGCGCTCGTGGTATTCAAGGACCAAAAGGTGAAACTGGACCTCAGGGCATTCAAGGACCCCAGGGAATCCAAGGCATCCAAGGACCCAAGGGAGATACCGGCCCAGCAGGTCCGCAGGGTCCAAAAGGTGAAAAGGGAGAACAGGGTGTACAGGGGCCTGCGGGAAGTACACAAAGTTATATCGTGTTCCAAAAAAAATTCATATCAACGGAGAATCAGAAAGTGTTTTCCTGGACAGATTATCAGTTTCCGTTGGGGGTGAATGCCTTATCTCTTTATATTAACGGAGTACGCCAACCAGGGGATGGATTTACAGAAAATACCGGAGGAAAAGGAATCACTTTGAAATCTTCTCTTCCAGCCGGATATTCGGTTTTTATCGTAGGATTCCAGATGGTAGTAGACCTTCAGGGGCCACGAGGTGAAAAAGGAGAAAAGGGAGACACTGGCGCTACTGGTCCGAAAGGTGATAAAGGAGATACTGGTGCGAGAGGGGCTACAGGAGTACAAGGTCCAATAGGGGCCACTGGACCCCAAGGACCAAAGGGTGAACAGGGTATTCAAGGGGCTACGGGCGCCCAAGGACCAAAAGGTGAAACTGGATCAACAGGAACCAGGGGAAGCCGATGGAATCAGGGAACTGCTATTACAGGAACATCCACTACTGCCACCGTATTTTCAGGAACTGGTATTACAGATGCATTGGTAAATGATAATTATCTTAACACATCTACGGGAAACACATATCGTTGTACAGTTTCCGGAGATGCATCTACAGCTAAATGGGTATACACTGGATGCATTAAAGGTTTGACCGGATCAAAAGGTGATAAGGGCGATAAAGGCGAAACTGGTTTACAAGGTCCGCAGGGAGTAAAAGGAGATACAGGGGCTCAGGGTCCGCAGGGGTTAAAAGGAAACACCGGACCACAGGGACCGAAAGGGGACAAGGGCGACAGTCCAACATTCCAGATCGATGATAATGGGCATCTGATTGCTATCTATCCATAGGAGGTACACAGATGAGTACAAGAGTTGATTTGGGAAAAATCATTGGTCCGCAAGGTCCAATTGGACCACAGGGTCCTACTGGTCCCCAGGGAGCCACTGGCCCAAGAGGCGCCACAGGAGCAAAAGGAACAGATGGAATTACGCCTACGATTGGAACAAACGGAAATTGGTTTTTAGGAAGTACAGATACTGGTAAACCATCTCGTGGAGCAAAGGGAGATACAGGTGCAAAAGGTGAAACTGGCGCCATAGGACCTGCTGGACCTCAAGGTGCAACCGGAGCGAGAGGAGCCACAGGCCCACAAGGCCCTGCAGGACCGAAGGGTGCGGATGGGACAAAAATATATGCTCAGGCGAGTGCGCCTACTGGAGTGGTATCCGGGACTGTCTGGATAGATATCTGAAAGGAGAGAATAATATGTCAATCAAAAAAAGTATTTTTAAAATTTTTAATGGAACATCATGGGATGAATATTATCATAAGACATCTGCAGATCAGGTGGTTTATACGAAACCGGACGGAACAGCATCGAATGTGCAGGCGGAACTTGCTGAACAAAACTCCGCTTTGAAAGTTGGAGTTCTTACTGAAGTTAGCGATCCAAACAGAGATATAGGTCTTGTT